CGGATTTGGATCAATAGGTGTAGTTGAACTCACATCTGGTGCAGTTGCAAAAAATGGAGGGGCAGTTTCTTGAGCAGAAGCCACAAGTGTAAATCCACTTAAATCTCCCATCGCTGCACCAGTTACAATAGTACCACTATTTATTTCAGCACCATTATCCTTACCAATTAAAAAATAATTTCCGTTATAATCCTCTACTACATAGTGAGCACGACCTCTATTAAGTAGTTTAATTTCTTCTTGAGTTGCTACATCAATCGTAGTTAATGTAAGATTCAAAGTAGTTTCATAAAAAGTAGTTCCGTTTTCTCTTGAAGATGTAACGGCAGTTTCTAAACTTGAATTTCCTTTTATTTCGTACTTGAAAAACTCTGCACTACCATCACTCGGTAATGTTATTGTTCCAGAAGAATCGCTTAACGCTGCAATAGCAGGAGAGTAATCTAAAATGTAAACATTTTTAAGACCACCTACTGAACTTTTGCAAGGTAAACTTCTTCCTTTTGTTACTGCACAAGCCATATATTTTTATTGTTTTAAATAAAAAAGGGTAGATGTGCATTAAGCATACCCACCCTCTTTAATGATTATTAATTGATTATTATGAATAAAGAACGATATCAGAACCGAATACGTGCTGTACTCCTGCGGTAAATCTCATTATAATTCTTACATTCTGAGAACCATCAATGTCTGACATATCAATTACTTTAACTTCGTTTTGATCATTTAATAAACCAGTTCCGAAATATAAGTTTGATTTTTGTGCTGCAACCATAGTATCATCTGCTAATCCTTTTGCAACAAAGATGTTGATACCATCAAAAGATAATTCTCCACCGTTGTACCATTGAGTACCTTTGTTATCAGAACCATTTGCTCCAATACCACTTGCAAATCCTCCTAATGCTCTTACGTATGCTCTTGCTACGTTTGAAGAAACATAAAGAGTTAAATCTTCTTGTCCGTAAACCGCAGTTGGGATAGCATCTACTACTTTTCCTAATTCAGCAATTACGTTTCCAGAATTTACAGTAGTTCCAGTTACATCAATTACAGTTCCATCAGCAGTTAATTTTGCAGTAAATCCGTCAAATTCTCCACTGTTTGCAGTTGCTCCACTCCAAATGTTTTTCTCTGTCTTGTCAGCTACTTTAGAAGCAACGTGAGCGATTACAAATTCAGCAAAAGATGGTGCTAAAGAATCGTGAGCAGAATAACCCATTTGTTCAGCTTCCCAAGAGTTATGTAAATCTTTCTTACATAATTGTAGGTTTACTTGAAACTCGTCTGGTTGTAAAACTGCTTCTGTTAAAGTTAAAGTTCCTTGATTAGTTACAAAGTCGCAAGAAGCATCTTTTACGATGTCATCAGTTGCACCCTTTTGGATAACAGATTTGAACTTTACGTTTGGTAGAATTGAAATAGCACCACTATCTAAAGTTGATGCAGATAATAATGCAGAAGCGATATACTTACCACTAAATTCCCCTGCATAAGTTGATGTTAAAGATACACTCATTTTTATTTAATTTATTTGTTATTAAAGTTATTCATTTTACTCATTACTCTATCTAATGTTGTCATCTTTCTTTTAGATGCAATATTAAATTTTACTTGTGTTTTAGAAACCTCTGCGTTTGTGTTAATTGGTTCAACAGCAGGTTCAGATAATTCTTGTGCAACCTCAGTTGGAATTTCATTTACTGCTTCGCTTACAACCTCTTGAGTAACTTCTGAAAGTTCTACTTCCTCTTTTACTTCTTCTTTAGGCTCTTCACTCATTTCTTCTTTAGGTTCTAACATTGCTTTGATCTCATCAATCATAGATTTAACCTCTGCAAGTTCCTCTTTAGTAGCGTAACCCATTTCTTCTTTTTCTTCTTCCTCTTCCTCTGCTTCTACTTCAACCTCTTCTTCTTTCTCCTCTTTCTCTTCAGATTTCATCTCTTTAATGATACCCTCTTCTTCGATCACTAAAGTTTGACCATCTTCTAAAAGATAATCTCCAACTGGTAAAGCAACTTTTTCATCTTCTGTTACGATAAAGACTTCATTATCACTTTCAAATTTTTCTGCTTCTAAAACAGCTCCGTTTTCTAATTTCATTTGTTCAAGTTGTACTTCTACTCTAAGAAAGTTTTTACTTGATCTAACATTTCACTTGGTTTCATATA